CGCAGATGGTCGTATCAAGTACCAAGTAGAGGGATGTCGCATGTCTGGCGATATCAATACCTCGTTAGGCAATGTTATAATAATGTGCCTGATGATGTATGCCTACTGTCAGGAAAAGAAATTTCGTTTGCAACTAATTAACGATGGCGATGACTGTGTATTGATTTGTGAGAGGGGGTTTGTATCCCAACTGAAGGACGTACCTACCTGGTTTGCGCAGCTAGGGTTCGTCATGGAAGTTGAGGAGCCAGTATACGAGATAGAGAAGATTGTATTTTGTCAGTGTCAGCCGGTGTTCGTTAACGATTCGTACAGAATTGTTCGCGACCCTCGGACCTGTTTAGATAAGGATTTGTGCATCGTGAAACCCATCCAGCATCGTAAAGACTGGATGTTCTACAGGCGTGCCATAGCCCAAAGTGGGTTATGTCTCGCTGGCGATCTACCAATTTACAACGAGTTCTACAGTATGCTAGAGCGTGGCACCACCAAGGCTGATTGTGTGCGAACTAACACTAACAGCAGAAGACGAGGGGTTCGTGACGCCAGACTTGATACAGGTCTGGAGTACCTCTCGGTCCGAATGGAACGCAAGTGCCAGCAACCCTCACCCGAGTCAAGAGCATCATTCTACTTCGCCTTTGACATCCCTCCAGATTATCAGATAGCAATTGAAAATCAGTATAGCAGACAAAATCTGGAGTGGAGCGAGTACACCAATGTTCCAAGGTTTGGCAACCTAATTGCTGAGCTGTAGTCGGCACTACAGCTCCCATTGTGCAGGGGGGCCTATGGAGCCCATAATCCAATTGGGTCTATGCACACCCGACCCGTGATTTTACCGGTACGGCCAGTTCGAGGTCGATAAAAGGCTTAGGAGTACAGTAAATCATTTGCCGGGGTGACCAAAGTGGTTGCAACAGCCCATTGCGTAAAATTTTCCATGCTAAACAAAATGCCAAGAGAGTGCACGGATCATGAACTCTAGTTTAGTGCATAGATGATCACTCCCAGCTTGTGATACAACGTGAGGTTGTATCGTTGTCTGGTACCCAATACTACAACAAACAATGAAGAAGAATAATAACAATAGATTAATGAAACAAATGAAAAATAAGAATAATAATAAACAAGATAATACGCAGCTAGGTTGGAGCGTTATTGAGAAAGACGAGCTCGTTCAGGCGGTGGATGGAAGTGTCACGTTGACGGCAACTAAGTTTGCTATTAACCCTGCACTATCTTCCACTTTCCCGCTCGGAGCCCCGGAAGCCTTACGTTACACGGAATGGAAGGCCGATTACTTAGAGTTTTATTTCCGAAGAACTGTTTCGGAATTCGCC